TAAAAGCCGTCCTTAATAAGAATCTTCACCGAACCGTGCATCCTCGGGAAAAACTTAGCAAGATCTTGGCCATAAGGCCGCACTTTGTCGTTAAGCTCTTGTTGCTCTTGTTGCTCTTGTTCGGTAAATGGTCGACCACGTCTTTCGGGAGACATCGTTACTCCGTACCCTGCATGTGCTGGTCATACTTTGTACGTATCTTCGGCGGCTTATACCCTGGAACCCAGCGTTCCTCATTGATAGCCGCAAGCTCCATGCGCATCTTACAATTCGTCTCAATCGGGTAAACCGTTCTTGACTTGAGCCGCGCAAAAAGTAGTTTTTTTCGCTCCGCGCTAAGTGTCTTTATCTGCGCCAGGGTAGGCTTTTTACCGCCGGTCATTATCTGCCTGACTTCGATTTGCTCAGTCTCAGCGACGAGCTTTGCTTTTTGTGCCTCAAGGTTAGCAATATCCTGTTTCAATTTCGCCGCATTTTGCAAATCAGCAGGCACGGTTGCATCAGTCTTTGCCATTTGTCAACTCCTTTAATTAGGAACAATTAAGTTTCTGTTCGGTTTTATAATACCCCTCGTGCGTTTACTCTTCGGAATAGGCACTACAAACGTCCAGTACCCGGTATTCAAATCGAACGTGACATTTATCTTCGCATCCGCCGGGAAATCATCGAACACTTCCTTCGGCACATCGACCTTGCCTACCTTGTGCAAAAGAATCACGCACAGTTTATAAATATCCTGCGAAGTAAACTTAAGTTCTTCATTCGGTGCTATCATTCGGGTCGCTCGATACACCGCACGCATCTTCAAGCTGCACAACTCGCTGCTCGATGCTACCGAGCTGCTTGTTCACACTGATCGCGTGCTTTGCAAGATTAAACTGCAACTTCGAGTCCGGGCCGGTGCCATATACATCGACCCACGTTTGCGGCAAGTTGCCCTTCTCATTGAACTTCTGCTCGTCCTGGCAGCCGCAAAGTACCAGTAGACACAATACGATAATTAGTTTTTTCACTTCGTTTTCTCCTTTAATTCCTGGTTCATTACGCCGCTCCTGCCATTTGCGGCACTTCTGCTATTATTTCTTCCTTGTTCGGAACATCCGTCGCTTCAATCAACAGCCGCCTCGCAACGCCGGGCTGATTGGATTCGATTAGCGCCTTGTTCAACTCGAACGTCTCAATCGACTGCTGTATCCGCATCGTCGGCCCCATCGCCATTTGATCGACCGTCGTACCGTACCGGCCCTTGCCGATATTTTGGATCTCGGCGAAAATCAGTTCCTGTGCAATGCGACTGGCCTCTGACTCCAACTGACTCGTAAGTTTCTGATACGCTTCAACCTCGGCGGCATCGACCATTTCCGGTACTGTCATATCAGGCGGAGTTGGAATTTCATAACCAACTTGACCGAGCATCGATGTGATTATCTGCCTGGCCTCATCAAGCAACCTGGCGTCGATAAGGTCCTCCTCGTCGATAATAGCCTTGATTTCGTCCTCACTGTAAACGTCGGTATGTCGTATCATGTCAATCGTAAGATTACCGAATAACCGCATCGTATAATCGTAATTTGCAAAAGGTTTTGCCGACCCGGTCATGGATGACTGCTGCTTGAGAGCAATCGCCTTACCACTCATGTTCTTATCATCGAACTGTGGTTCTTCCATCCGGACATTACTTATCTGGGCAATATGACGAGAGCCTTTTTCTGTCATAACATCAAAACCGGCAGGAAACTCATTCAACTTCATCTTCTCTATCTTGCCGCCATAGTCCTTTTCGGAAAGAATAATACCATCCTCTCCACCGTGCACCTTGAGGAAATTTAGGGCCTTGCCAATGGCGCTGCCTACGATCCACCCCGTATTTGCAAGCAACTTGGTCAAATTCAGTTCCATACTCCACGACCAGTTTACCTGCTGCTGCGGATCAATAAGATTCTCAACAATGCCAAATTCGTAGCCATGCGAAAAATAAGGGCTGAATCGCACTAAGGGAAAATTGGTCAGACCGTTAAATGGATCGACGTCATGTTCTAAAATAAAGTCCCCGACCATTACCGTCTTGTTCAAAACCGGAACAACCAGCGGCTTGCCGCGCCTGTCCTTACTGACAATACGCACGCGATCAGGGTTTTCTTCAGCTAATTGCTTCGCTTCAGACATCTCCTTGTCACCGGTAATCGCCAGGAAATTCAAAGGATCGTCCTGTCGCTGCAAATACAAACCTTTCTTCCACTCTTTCCACCATGTTATAGACTCTCGATAATTGTAATCGGACTTCGAGTTTACAGGATTGTCAAGTTGTGACTGGTCACGATAATCGTCAGTAACCGATGAAACAGGGTTATTGAATAAGTAATTCACAAGTCTTGAAAATGGGCCAGAACTTTCACGACGGCTCGAATAATCGGCCCCCATGAGCCGAGATTTGTGCTGTGGGTACTGTGTTTCAAGTTTTTCCTTATCCACCCACTCGTCTGTGATAAGATATTTCGCTCCGCCTTCTTCGGAATTCAAATCATATTTCGTGCAAGCCGGGTCTACGAGCACCATAAACGGATCGTAATCCTTGACAATAAGGTTGCCTTTGACCGGGTCATGTTTGTAATCTATGTCCAGCCCCAGCCAGCCACGGGCGGTAGTAATACCATCATCGAACATTTGTGTTTTTTTGTACTGCCCGTTGTTATCCTCGGAGTCCATAACGTGCCTTGCAAGCCCCGTCAATATATTGGCTACGGTCTGTGTCCCTGCCTTGACGTTATGAACTTTAATATTGCGAGGATTCTGGACTTCGGTTCCTACTATCTGCAAAACGACAGGCAATACCTTGTTTATGACCAGTGAATGTTTACGACGGTACTTGTTCTTTTCCAGGACGTCCTTGTCCCACTGTTTGCCGACCTTAAACCGTTCGCACTTAGTCATTCGCTCGAACGTATTGCGATTGCCTTCCTCTGCCGTGACGCGAAAATCCATCATCTTCGCGCCTAATTCTTCTCGCTTTTTGTCGGTTAGTTTAATAATCATCTCAAAAACACATCGCCGATTCTGCATTAGAATGTTCTGGTTTGTAACCAAATTCCTGGGGCTCACGCACGTAGTCCACGAACTGCTGTCCCCACAAGCCTATCACATAACAATCACCGTGGTCGGGACTCTTGCCGCCCATTCGCTTTTTTATATCCTCTTTACTCTCGATAAGGGTTTTGCCGTTACGAAAACGATATTTCGGCCAGCACAACTGCTCTCGCGCCTGCTCGTACATACCATCACACGTAAACAAAACATTATGCTCCTCGTCGAAGATACCGAGCGCCATCATGCGAGCCAAGTAATTCCACGCCTCCGCCCGCAAATTAACAAACTTGTCGGGGTCATCAGCCTTGCCCTGCGGACAGAATGTAAACACGTTGCAGTCAAGCTCCTGTAATTCATCCACCACGGCAGCGCCGAGGTCACCGCCGGTAGCTTCAACGACAATCGGACAATTCTCATTCTGCCGCGACATTGCCGCCGCCTTATTGGAAATTTGCGTCGTTCTGCAATAAGGCAGCGTCACTGCCTCGGCAATGTTAGCATTCCGCAAACGCTGAATCACCGTGTCATCGTCACCGAAACGTGCAGTATCGATCGCAATTATCTGCTTATAGTGCGGGTACTCCGAATATCGGCTCAATGCCTCTCGTATCCAAATATCCTTTATTACCTGGTCGGAGCCTTCGAGGACCTCCCAGTTGCCGTACAAATAAGCCTCAAGCAAATCGGGACGATGACGGAACGAATCCTTGAGACGACGAACATACTCCTCACCGAGATACGGATTGTCGCCGGGTAACGCCTGTATGAACTTGCGAGTCGGGGTCGGCTCTGTAATGAATTCCTGCTTGAGCCAGCACGCGGCAGGGTTCGCCGTGAACAGCCCCTTGCCCTGTATCTTGTGCCCGTTAATGATAAGCCGCAACGATGCACGCAATACGGAAATATCATCCTCGACCGTTTCCTCGGCCTGGTCAATAAAGAAAAATCCGAACTCAGCGGAATTGAACTTTTCAATATCTTCACGGCTGTCAAGGCCGCCGGTAAGTATCTTAACACGATGAGCGATGGTTATCGTCGCCGGATCACCCTTAATTTCGTACCTTTCCGATGGAATAAAACGTTTCCACGTCTCTAATGTCGTATCCTTGAAATATTTGGCAATCTTGCGACCTATGAAACCTACAGGAATAGGGTCTTTTCGTGGATCGGGGACATACTTGCGGGCAAGTTCATACGCCTGCAAGAAACTCCAATAACACCCAAAAACACTCTTGCCGCCACCTTTGGCCCCGCCGTACATTACCTCCTCAATCGCAGGACTATTGATAACG